AAAACGTCCACCAAGGAAGAGTACTACAGAAACGTGGTGTCCCTTGTCTTCAACGCAGTGGACCGATCGGGAATCCTCGGGATCATGGCAGAGCCATTACAGGTGTTATCGAAGGCTGGCTACGATCCAGTGCAGGTGTTGACAGGTGGAAAGGAGTCCCTTGGTAGGGCCAAGTCTAAACCAATCACTGAGATGCTGATGGGCCCAAGCATGGGTAAGTTGCAATCCCTCTTCGAGGCAGTGACGTCAACAGTTGGGCTTGCTACAGGAGTTGACCCGCTAACCCCGCAGGCCACCAAGGACTACTTGGCAGTGGTGCCATTCCAGAACCTACTGCCCTTCACGCTTCTGTCGAACACCGCCTTCTCTCTGCTAGAAGCGGACGACTCGGCGGAACGCTCGAACAGGCTTCGCCCAGACTTCGGGGAGAAGACAGCAGCAGACTTCTACTACGATCAGTTCAAGTTCATCGAGCACAGGCTAGCCCCTTTGCTAGTCGAAACAGATTACTCTAACTACGAGCCACGAACGGCGATTGTGCAGTAGCAAGGAAGCATGATGGAAGACCTGCTAAAAGAGTTAGTGTTGCAAGCCCCGTGGGGAGTAGCCATAATCATAGTGGTAATGGCATTCTTGCGGCACCTGAGCAAGATCAGCGTGTCGATGACTGTCGCGTTGAAACAAAACAGTGACGCTATCTGTCAAGTCGCCAAGGCTTTGGCTAGACTAGAGGAACGAGTTGAGTCCATGCACGAAGAACTGCGGGGGCGGGGGGTGCGTTGAGCAAGGGGAAGATTGCGTTCACTGTTGTCAGACGCGCTGTTCGTGCCGCTCAAAAGGGTCTCCAACGATCGAGGAAGAGGATCCCAAGGGGCAAAGACAAGCCGACGTTCCGAGTAGACCCTAATGACAGCATGAAACTTCAGAAATGGCGACCACCACCACCCCCGCTGGGTAACGCACACCAAGCAGGACAAACGTGGCAAGGAGTCGTTGCTGAGAAGCGCCTGCGGAGGCAAACCAGAATAGTTATTGGAGGTAGCATTGTGGTTGGGGCGGCACTCGTTGCTGGGGGACTAAGCGAACTCCGAAAGAGTCAGGAGCGTAGGGCAGCCATCTTGGCCGGCCCACCAGCACCCCGCAAGAGGCTACTGCTTCCACAACAACGTAACATAAGAGCGTCCAAGTTCAGGTTTCCGGGCATGAGAAAGAACGTGGCTAGAAAGGCCAAGTGAGGTAGTTATGAGCAAAGCAAAGATAGCGCGTGGACTGGTGGCTATGGTCAAGCGGAGGCTAGGAAGGAAGGCAGCACTAAAAAAAATCGGCCCGAAGGGTGGGGTCCGGGGCAAGCCTGGGAAAACGCCCAAAGCAAAACGTCCACCGCTTACGCCGGCTGCCGCGGCTCGTGCGCATCAGCAGATGTACACACATGGTCAGAGAGCCGCTGAGGCGATGTCTGGGCCCGCTGCTGCCGCGTCGAGCCTGGGTAAGAAAGCATTCCCGGTAGCCACCCGCACCCGCACTGACCTGAGAATCGCCCAAAATGCCAGCCTCAGACTGGGCAACACTGCTAAACACAACCCCTGGACAGGTCAGGGTACTAGGGCCCAGCGGGTACGACAGGGCAATGCCGCCGCCTTTGGGAAACCAGTATCGGGATCAAACCCAATAGGCTACATGGCGCCGGTGAAGCCTAGCAAACTCAGCGAGGCGCTCAAGAAATACTTCGGAACAAGGAGGCGCGGGTAATGGATAAGATTGATAAACAGATAGTTCATACCACTCTCTTCTGGTGCACCATGCTGGGGCTGCTCTTTATTGTCGCCCTGTCAGGCTGTGAGGTTATCAGGGAAGTTATCCTCGATCCTGATGGCGTGCCCACGGGCGTCGAGACAGTGGTCGTAGAGGGTCCGGGCGGTGACATGGTATCCGTGGGGCACCAAGTTATTGAACGCCTTGCACCCCTAATGCCAGAGCCCTGGAACACACTGCTTACAGCGTTGGCCGGCGGGTTCACTGCTGTTGCTGGCACGTGGGTCTTCAGGAACAGGAAGAAGAAGTAATGCCAGAGCACTACAAGGGCAAGAAGGGCGCAGCAAGGAAGAAAGCATTGCAGGAACACAAGGCTGCCAAGAAGAAAAAGAAAAGGTAACCACCATGATCGGTAAGTTAGTAGTTGGGGCAGCAAGGCAAGTGTGGCGTGCAACTGGACGCCTTGCTGGACGCAGGTCAGGCAAGTTCTCTGGGGCCAACACCCTGAAGAGCCGTGTCAAGAGCACCGTCAGGCATGAGGTCGATCTCATCCGTAGGCCGGGCCGAGCACATGGATACGAGACGCCTAAAATAGGCAAGCCAAGGACCAGGGCCCAAGGACACGCCGTCTACAAGAAGTCTCTCGGAGTGCCTGGCTTCAAGACAAGGGAGCACCACGCCTTCCTCAGCCAGCGAGCCCGTAACCGACTAGGGGCCGTGGTTGTGGCCGGGGCTGAAACAGCACGCGGCTTCGTTGGTGTCGCCCACTACAACAAGAAGGCAGAGAAACTCAACCGCAGCACAAGGCGGCTCGACGCTAGCACAGCGAAGATCTCTCGGGGCATAGCGGGTCGAAAGAAAGACCAGGAGTACTGGAAGAAGGCGGCCTTCGGCCCCAGGTCTAAGAAGATTGACTTCGATAGCCCTACCAGCAGGCAACTATCACCCGATAAGAAGTGGCGCATGAGTCCTTCAGGCTGGTAGGTCGTCCTCCAGGACTATCGGGGTGTGCGGCCCCAGGTATCCACCCTTGACGTTGAACTCGTACCACTCATACGCCTCCTCCCTGTCCCAGGAGTTGTCGGTCATGAGGGCTTCTATGATTCCCTTCTTCGAGTAGATCACAACGAACTGGCTGAACGCTCCACCACACCCAATGATGGCAGCGCCCAGCCCGTCCCATAGGATTGCTTCCGGATTCGTGTCCTGAAGCAACTCCCGGATCTCACCTTCTTGCACGGCTGAGGATCTCCTGCTTCGGATCCTTCTCCGCAGCAACATTGCCGTCGTCGTCCTTCGCCTCAGCCACCCCGCAGAGCCCACCGATCAGCCACCGCCTAGCATAGGTGTGGAAACTGGCGAACGCCTGCACGTTCTTCTGAGGGGGCACCAGGATACTGCTAGTTATGCACTTGCCGTACCCGTGGATCTCCGCTGTGATCCTGTGCCCTATGTGTTCCTGCGACTCTGTCTTCGTCCTCGCCTCCTGAAGCACGCCCTCAGCCTCACTTGGGACCCACTCTACTGTGTGCTTGAACTCCGGGCTGATCGTTGTACAGATCGTAAGCCCATGCCGTGCCAGTACCGGACGCACGCACGCCATCAGGGTGCCCAAGTCCACGTACTCACTCTTGAAGTGAGGGTTCAATGAGTTCTTGATCGGGTCTTCTAACTCCACCTGGGCGGCAGCAAACGCCTCATAGAAGTTCTCATATGTAGTCGTGCGTTTCGTCGTCGCTGTCTTCTTCTTCGTCGGCGTCGTGTATTTCTTCTCCGTCGGGTCTACTCTCACCATGCTCAGTTCCTTCTTCCGTGTTCAGTTTCTTACACTCATGATCTATGGCACTGAAGACATCCTCAGCACCTGCTATCTTTTCAAAAGCCTCTCGCACTGCCGGTATCAACCGGGTCGGCTCGTCTGTACTCACATAACACTCTGCCCCGTAGTCGATCGGCAAGCGTCCCATGTATGTGACTGATATTTGCACGTCAAGGTGGGCAAAGTACTCACCCCTTGTCGTGCCCGACTGCTTACTCTCGCGCTCTGCCTCAAGTTCTCTGTAAGCAGCAAGCACCACCTCTCTCGGGCTAAACTTCATCACCTTCTCCTTCCCGTACCTCAAGGGTTCTATAAGTTGACCGCTTGACCGTCTTCGTGTGCTCACGCCGCTCCCTCTTGAAGTAGTTCACCACGCCTCCAGTGTACTTCCCCACCTCGGCGTCACCTAGTGACTCTATCATCTTCATACGTGCTGACGCCTCCCCCTCCTTCGCTAACTTCAGGGCGGCCTTCTTCTCCTGCCAATCCCTGACCAGTGTGTCATTGATTGTTGTCACCTTCTCAGGCACACGCTTCATTCTCTGTAACGTCTTCGGTGCTGGCACTGAATCAGGTGGGGGCACCCTAGCCAGGACGTGTTCCTCCCAGAACTGGGAACACCGCTTCACTATCGAGGCTATTAGTTCCTCGTCTCTGTCTACCACGTATAGTTTGAACCTCAAAGCAAAATCCGGCATGAGCACAGGCACGTATATCCGGGTGTATCCCGTAACGTACATTTGCCACTGCACTTGAGCGAGGTAATAGATAGGGATCTGGTCTGTCCCTTCGTCACCCCACTGATCGGAGTTCCCTGTTGTCTTGGCTTCAACGCCGGTGTCCTCCAGGTCCAGGCAGATAGCGTCCATGGTTGCTGAAGCCCACCGAATGTGTGGGTGTACCCTGAACTGGTTACGCCTCAACTTGCCGACGTGGATCTCTGCGAAGTCCAGCACCGCACCCTCTAGCAGGTTGCCAGACTGTATCGCCTTCGACTCCTTCTCTACCTCCTCAAACTCAGCCGTCTTGTTGTAGTAGACGTCGCTCTCGCTCTTCCAGGGGCTCACACCAAGCACTGCCGGCACGTCACTAGCACCCAGGTATCGGTGTCTCCGCTTCAAGGCCGACTCACTCAGTGCCATTGCTTACCTGTCCAATCCAGAGGCCATACAGGCCACGAACAACGAGCCGACGAACCAAGTAAAGGCGTCGAACCCAACGAATGGTATCAGGATACCACATATTAGCGTGGCTATTATCGCCAAACACTTCACTGCCCTCATACTACTACTCCACTTCCTTCTTCTGACTTACAAACAGCGGCCCACACCGCAACCTATTCTCTAACTCTTCAAGACCGTTCTCCCAGAACCAATCACACCCGTCCTCTGGGATTCCACTGTTCATACCACCCGGCCACCAACGCCTTAGCACCGTGTCCCTGGCAGCCCACCAGTAGATATGTCCAGCAATAAGATCGTCGATCCTTCTCTGCCAGCCCGGACTAATATAGCCAACCTTTGGCTCGATCTGCGCTGCACGAATCACGGCAGTGACCCACCGCACAACACCACCTATGCGAGGCCCGGCAGCCGTTGGCCTACCCGTGTGCCTCAATATCAAGTGGTGGTCAAGCCCCTCCAGAATCTGCTGGCTGGCTGCTGATATACCCGTGTTGTCAAGGGTACTGTGATCAGGCTCGTAGGCGTAAGGCAACAACACAACGTCCTTGGACGCTTCAGTCACCATCACATAGGTTGCCTCGTGGTCAACACGATGCCTGTACACAGGGTTCAGGTTCCGCATAGCGTGGAAGCAGGTAATCAGATCAGTCTTCTGCCCCCTGACCCTGCGCTTCTCAACCATTGCCTGCACGTCTAGTACAGGTCTGGCTTCATCGCTTTCCATAACTCTAACTCCTTACTCAGTTGCAATGGGCTAACGGATAACACCGCAGCCATCTTGTGCAGGTATTTCATGGGCAACCTGCGTTCTCCCCTCTCGATTACTTGAATGAACTTGTCACTGAACCCAAACCTGGCAGCAAGGTCAGCAGTGGTCATGCCCTCTGCCTTCCTCCTCCGCTGGATAGGCCCACGTCTTCTCCAAAGGTTTCCCTCTGCCCGCCCTGCCCAGCAGGACGGTTCATGATCCTTTTCCAAGGAAAGACCTCTCATCCATGGCCCTATACTCACGACAGAATAGTCCTTGAGAATCCGTCATGGCTTGTCCTGGTGCCTGTTCCTCCCTGCCTGGATGTTGTCCCATTGACGCTGGTCTCCAGGGTAGGTGTCACCTGTCTGCATCCGTTCAGCGAGGGTGTGTGGCTTGGCAGGACGGACACGATCGGGCCGTACTATTACTAGCCGGGGCCTGGATCTGAACTCAATCTTGTACCAACCCTTCTTCTTCCCTCGCTCAACAGTACCCACCCAGTGGGCAGGTACCTCCCGTCCTCCGCCGTCATGCTGTGTCACCCACACGGGGGCCCTCATGGTCGTTCGTTCCAACACCGCACCTCTAGCACGTGCTCCAGGCGTATACCGAGAGCCTTCAGGGCTGCGTCGGAAATATCTAACTGGTCACCCAGATATGCTATTGATTCCCAGGTGGTGGCCTTCTCTATATGTCCCGGACTTAGTACTAGACGCGCAATCTCCAGGGCTGTCACCAACTCTGAGCAGTTGAGCGTGTCGTTCTCCCGACCAGGTGGTGGGTCACCCATGAGGGGCCTGTCGTTTGGCACCCCACTCCATGACCCGTCCTCATGCCTCTCTGGCATTTATTCCTCACTTCCCGCAGTAAATGGCTACCAAGTACCACGCTGGAAGGCTCACCAAGAACCCAACAGTCATGACCATGTCCAGCCACGTCGCCTCTTCGTTGTCACCCATTACTTCCCCTCATGCTCCGCAATACGGGCAC